TTTTTTTAAGAGCAATCATTGTGTCCCAATAATTGTTCTCCTCATCAAAGTTATCCCTTGGATCTGGAGGACTGCTATCCCAACTTGCATCAACATCAGTAGGATTAGGAAGTCCCACAAACGAATAGAAAGAGTTGCTAGTGGATGCTACACTAGCAACAAAATCTTTTGCGTTTAAAATACGAAGTTGATCAGTTATAATCGCAGCCATTTTTGCGTGGTTTTTTACTTATTTATTACAGTTTACTGGCGTTTGGTTACCATCCTATTTGTTCTAGGATATTTTACTCCGTCAGTTGTTGCTTTTCTGGAACTGTATGAGTATCTGGGAATAGTTACTCCAGTTTCGGTTCTTTCTTTATTATAAAAAATATAATTATTTCCAGCACTTTGAAGATCTGTATTATCAGTATACCCACCGCTAGTCGTAGTCATTTGACTTGTTTTTCGATGTTGTATTAAATACTCTTCTACATCATTTTGATTCATGTTTGGATATTGTTCAAGTAAAGAAGCTAAAACACCACAAACTTGTGGAGATGCCATACTTGTTCCATTATATTTTGCTAGTTTATATGAGGAATCTCTAGTATCATTGACAGTTGTTACTGAACCTCCAGTGACAGTTCCATCATTAACAGCAGAAATTATATTAGATCCAGGAGAAAATATATCTACCCTTGGCCCACAATTACTAAAGGTTGCTTTAGATTCATTTGCTAATGCACTAACTGCACCCACGCATATTGAAAGTCTCTGTCCACCAACACCAGATTTGGCACCAGAAACGTTCCAACTTCCCCTATGGTAATTGTATCCCGTTCCAGAGTGTGTTATAGAGTTGTCATAATCATCACCACCTTGAATGTCAATTTTTGTTGAGTCATTTCCGGCTGCACCAATAAAAATTATTCCAGCATCTACGCAATCCTCTATGTCCGCAATAAGAGATGAAACATAAGCACTTACATAAACATTTGTTGCAGTATAATCCACTATACCATATCCATTTAAATCCGAATCAGAAAATGGAGTTGAAGAACTTGTGGTGCCTCTATATGTGATACTTGAAATATTGGATCTTGTTAATGTATAATATCCACCCCAACTATTGTTTACAATTGTTGGATTTACCCTTCCAGTATCTGAGTTTACTGTTTTTTGATTATGCCACGCTAAAATATACTCAAAAAGATAACCATTTGCAATTCCATCTCCACCATTATCAGCGTAGGGACTTATGTAGTAAATGTTTGAATCTCTTGCCCAACCTTGCGTGTTTCCTGCAACAGTTGCTGCAACGTGCATTCCATGATTATCATTGGCATTATTTAATGATGATCCTGATCTATATGGATAAGTTCCATTTGATCCTCCAGTGACTTGATTTGTTAGAGAAAACCAGTTGAATTGTTGAACTCTTGTTCCACCCGATCCATCAACATTTACTGCGAATTCGGGATGCCCTGTATTTAAATGCCCATCAACGATAAGAACATCTACATTTTTCCCCGAAGATGTTGTTGTAACAGTAGCACTAGCATCCGAAGTTCCATCAGAACCCCAATTAGATACTTGAGAACCTCTGACAGATCTATACAATCCCCAGTTTTTATTAGTATTTGCTGCAGTGGAACTTTTATCCCAATCGGATGAAGTTTGTACCCATGAAGGCCTTACTTGCACAGAATCTATCAAAGATTGTTTATCAATTGCTATGACTCTTTCATCTTCTAATAATGAACTGATTTCACTATCCTCTAAATCATATCCAGTATTTCTACTAATAGGCCTTCTATCATAACAAGTTACCTTTCTATCTGGTATGGTTGAACTTCCACCAAGGGTTTCCATCTCATCGTAAAACGAATCAATGTCAGTTCCTTTTTTAACGGTTACTACGTACTGTGTCATCAGTTCTCCATTTTTACTACAGATAATGTGACAGTGATTGTTGCAGCACTTGCTTCATTATTAGTTACTGCAGCATAGACAGTGCTTCCAGTGGTTGAATCATTGTTCCATCCAATGACTCCCGGAGTCATTAAGAACGTGCTTATTCCAGCAGTTTCTGTACGAACTTCAGCAATTAATCCAGAACCAGCGGCAGGATCAACTAGATAAGATCTGTCAGCGTCTGAGGTTCTTGACGCCGCATCAACATAAAGTCTTACCCATGCAGCACTAGTAATTCCAACCTTAAGCAATCCATATGTTTTAAACCCAGTAATGCTAAGATTGGTTGTAGCAGCAGCACCAACAGATCCTGTTGTTGCAGATACATCTGTTCTTAAACCAATAGTAGAACCAGATGATCTGGAAAAATCTGTTATGTTAGTGGTGGAAATTCCTGTGATGCTTGCACCACTTCCAACAAATGAAGAAGCAGTAACAACTCCCGTTATATTGGCATTACCACCAACACTTAAAGTGGAGGTTGGATTAGTGGTGCCGACACCAACATTAGAAAGGGTATTAATACCAACACTCACATTATTCCATATACCACTTTTGTAATCTAAAGTGGTGCCATCTCCAAAATAATTATAAATTTCAGAAAAATTTGCATTAATTTTTCCGGCACCAGCTCTTAAAGTATCACCAGCTCCATCATTTGGGGATGATCCAGTACCTATTCCCTGTCTTGCCATGTTCTTTGGGTTTAAAAATATTTATAAATTAAGTGGCGTAGTTTTCAAATCTCAAGTGCTTTGTTCTGAATATAGAATCTGAGGTTGAAATTCCAGAAATACCACTTAAAGTTCTTGCCTCGTAAGATAACTGTTTAGTTCTTCTAGTTAGTACCACCTTACCCCAACTAAATTCTCCAAAATAATTTGAAGTAGAGATTCCTCCGACAAAATTAGATAATCCAGTATTATCTAAAGTAAATAATGTTGAGTCAAAAGATTCCGTAGTAGAACTAAATCCTAAAGTAGATAATCCAACGATATTTGCATTAACTCTTAAAACACTAGTTGAAACTCCACCTACAGTCCTTGTTACAGTACTAACAGACGCTGCTTGATATACTGAATCAATGTATGATGTTGTAATTCCTACTAAATTGTTGGAAGTATCAAAAGATCTGAAAATAGTGTTTGTCTCGCCAACCGAAACATTAGAATTAAATACTGTAAAATAATCACCTCTAGATATTGCACTTAATGTTACAGCACTTCCTACTAAGGCAATATCTCTTAGTTCAGATTCATAGGGGATATGTAATTCTAAAACAATTTGATTTGTCGATGATCCTACACTAGTTGTTCCAAATCCAACAATAATTCCAGAGTCTCCAGAGTATGATGTCACATCACATGATTCAGATTCTTTTGAGGGAGTTTCAATCAAAACAACTGGTGGATTTGTAACAGTGTATGCTACGCCAGGATCAGAAACCACAATGGCAGATACACTATCTCCACTAAGAATTGCTGTAGCTGTTGCTCTAGCAGTAGTTCCAAATCCAACAGGAGTTGCAATGGTAACTGTAGGTGCGCTAGAGTAACCTGTGCCTCCAGCACCAATAACAATAGATGAAATAGTTCCTGCAGCAGAAACCACAGCGGTAGCAGATGCTCCTACAATAACTTGATTAGAACTAAATGTGATGTTATTTTGAATGGTATTTCTAGTGTTAGCATCAGAATTTTCTTTTACTGAATTAAACAAAGGTTTGACTCTATCAACATACACAACAGTTGAACCAATACCAACAGAAGAAATTATATTTGCTGTTGGGAAGATAAGTGGTTCATTAAGTTCTCTCTTCTTACTAACAATTTTTCCATTGATAATTTTATCACTGGTTTGCTTACACCAAGTTACTGTACGAGCGTGATCTGGATTAGAATCAATTCCTCTTCCGTAATATGGATTAGTTTCTATAGTATCTGTAGAAAGCACTTCAGTTATTAGTCTTGATTCTTGATCAATAGAATTAAGAACAAGATTATCATCACCTCTTATACTTAAGTCATCACCATCCTTCAAAGTTGGGAGAACCTCTCTAAAGGTGACATCAACTGCACCACTACCCTTATAGAAAAGAATTTTACAAGTATCTCCTGAGAAAGAACCATCATCAGATGGACCTTTTGGTGGTTCGGAGAAGTTAATTACACTTCCTCCATCAAACTCATATGCTTCCCCAGGAACTTGCAGAATATCATTAACAAAAATAAGCAGTGTAGACTTAACATCAATATTAGAGCCTTTTGCTGCTTTTACTGTGACAGGAGATCCATTTCTCTTGATTGTGAACTGTCTTGTAACTCCATCAAATTCACTATTAATATTATCAAGACGCTCAAGTTCTCCAAAATGCCATGCAGAGAATGAATCAGAATCAACTTTATTAACAGTGATTTGGAATTCATCAAATGTGTAATTTGTATCAGTTGGAATACCTGTAGCGCCACCAGTTGCTACAGTTAAGACTTGTTTTTGTCCATAGCGATATCCAAAGTTTCTAATTTCAAAGTCAATTACACTTGATCCTTGTCCAACAACGATATCAATGGTTGCTTCAGTTCCATTGCCTTCTACTGGCGATTCATCAGAATATACTAAAGGAATATTAGAGTACGACAGAGGAGCATCAAACACAACCACAGGTTCTGATCCAACCTGATATCCAGATCCTGGATTTGTAATGGCAACGCTAACAATATGTCCATTGCTAACTGCAGCAGTACCAATAAACTCAATTCCAGTTCTTCCTGTAGATGATGTATAAACACCAACATTTACAGTTTGTGATCCTTGTCTATAACCAGAACCAGTTCTGCCGATTGCAATTGATGTAATTGTACCAGCAGTTGATACAACAGCAGTACCTCCAGCGGAGACAAGAGGTTGATAACCTAGTCCGGCAGTTGATCCTACAGATACGATAAACCCACCGACAGGTATATTGGCATTATTGGGATCATATGCTATGGAAGTAGCTGTTCCTGTAAAGGTAATACTACTAATTCCAGTTCCCTCAGATAATGTGTAATCCTGAGCACTTAAATTGCCAGTAGGCCCCTGGAATATGCCATTAACAAGGACAGCTGCATTGTTAGTTGCAAAACCAGTTACGTTTTCATTTTCAGATTTAAGAGCAAATGTTTTAGTAGTTGCATCAAATTGATCCGAAATGCTATCAAAAATGTAATTAGTGTGATAAGCATCATCTGAACTACCTTGCTGCTGAGATCTCAGGAATGTTCTACCCTGGAATTTGGAGAATGTTGTAATTCCAGTCCAATCTCTTTCATCCGGAGGATTGGTGATTGAACTCAGAGGTGTAGGCCCTTGTGGTGCTGTGTAGAAATTGATAATATTATCAATAATATTGTAAGCACCATCAACCTTAGTTACAGCAACACCAACAGGGTGAGTTGTAATTCCAGTTCCCATCCAACCACGATCTACCAAGATACCGTTAGTCGTTCCAAAACCAACAGTGTTGATTTTCATAATCTCTGCTTCAATCTGAATTAAATCGGCAGCAAAGAATGATGTAACACCGATTGTTTCAATAAGAGAGTCAGCAAGTTTTACTTCTTTATTAACACTAGTAGTAACTGCAGTTGAAACGATTGGATTTTGAATAAAGTTATCAATCGCAACCATACACTTAGTATTTTGCTTATTGGAGGTAAAAGTATGGAATGTTCCAATTCCAACTCCAGTAATACCAATCGCAACAGGTGTTGCTGCAAGTGCATTTTCAGCAGAGGAAGCAAGTCTTATTTTCGCATCAGTATCTTTGATAATATAAACATTTGCATTTGTAGGCAGAATTGATGTGCTTCCAATACCTGCGAATGTAGTACTTTCTATATTAATACGGACATGAGTGGAGATTCCAACAGAATAATTAACTGGTTCTCCACTTACGTAGAAGTGATCCGGAATTTTAATAGTGTTATTGGTGAT